AAGAACACTCACATGACCCATATCGAAGATAAGGTCATCTACGGTGGGGTCAAGGGCACACGCGAAGCAATCAATGCTCTACGCGAACTCCGTGATGTGTTAGCAGGTAAAGGCAAAGCAAACCTATCTACTAAGTGGGATGGTGCCCCTGCTATATTCGCAGGTACCGATCCTAGTGACGGCAAGTTCTTTGTGGCAAAGAAGGGTATCTTCAATAAGAACCCCCAGATCTATAAGACTGCCGCTGATTGTGATGAGTTCCTATCTGGAGACCTCGCAGTCAAGATGAAGGACGCATTGAAGTATTTACCTGAACTGGGTATCCAAGGTGTTATCCAAGGTGACTTCCTGTTCGGAGCAGGTGATGTTAAAACCAAAACAATAGAGGGTACGAAGTATACAACCTTCCACCCCAATACTATTGTATATGCTATACCTTTCGAGCAGTCTAAGTTAGTACGAGACGCGAAAATCGGTATAGTGTGGCACACTACATATAAGGGTAAAGACTTTGAAAACATGAGCGCATCTTATGGTGTAGATGTCTCTAAACTGAAACAAAGTAAGAATGTCTGGAGTCAAGACGCAATGTTGCGTTCTGTTGATGCTACCATGACACAAAAAGAAACGGAGCAAGTAAATGACTACTTATCAAAGATTGGTAAACTATTTAACCAAATTGCGGGATCGACTCTTAGAGTTCTTGAATCAAACCCCACCCTTGCCGGAACCATTGAAACCTACGGTAACACCCTCGTCAGACAAGGCACCTACATCCAAGACCCCAAAGCGCACACGCGCTCCCTCATCGCGTACATCCAAGGGAAGTACCAAAAAGAAATCGACAAACGCAAAACCGAGAAAGGCAAAAGCGTCCAAGTCGCAAAACTCGAAGAAGTAATGAAGTTCTTCTCTCCGCAGAACCGAGCATCTTTGGAAAAGATGTTCGAAATGCAGAAGTTGATCGTTCTAGCAAAACTGAAACTTATAAATAAACTTAACAGTTTAAAGAAAATAGACACATTCGTTAGGACGCGTCAAGGTTACAAGGTCACTGGCGAAGAAGGATATGTGGCAATCGATAAACTTGGTGGTGATGCTGTGAAACTTGTTGATCGTATGGAGTTCTCATACAACAACTTTTCACCCGATATACTAAAGGGTTGGGAGAAATCTTAACTCACTAATGGGTTGAACCAAAGAGGAACTAAAAGTGGCAGATAAACCGCTTAGATTTAAAGAGTTTGTGGAGGTCGAAGAATCTCCTGACGAAGCACTAAACATGACGCAACGTCTTGCGCGTGGTCGTACCTTCAAGAAGAACAAAGCAAAGATTGCTATGGGTCGCAAACGTGCGTCTCGTAAGATAGCATCTATGGATACCCTCAAGAAACGTTCTCGCAAAGCGGCACGAACCGTACTCCTAAAGAAAATGACCAAAGACGTGCCCAAGGGTGAGTTGTCATTGTCTCGTCGCCAAGATATAGAGAAGCGATTAGAGAAGAAGAAAGGGATCATCGACAAGATGGCAAAGAAGTTGTTGCCACAAGTTCGTAAGAAAGAGATGATGAAGAAGAAGGGACAAGGATCTAATAATGCCAATTAAGAATTTCTCCTCGTATTTGATCGAAGAGAATAAAGAAGTGTACTTCACCTTTGGTCGTATGAATCCTCCTACGATTGGTCACGGTAAGGTGATGGATGTACTCGCGTCCAAGTCAGGTAAGTCTGACTATAAAGTATACCTGTCGCAGTCAGTGAACCCTAAGAAGGATCCACTGACCTATGCTGATAAGGTTAAACATACAAGAAAGATGTTTCCAAAACACGCACGTCAAGTAATGTTAGACAAGAACGTCAGAAGCGTGTTCGACATCGCAGTCAAACTATATGACCAAGGTTACACTAAGGTCAATATGGTTGTGGGCGCAGACCGTATTCGTGAGTTCGAAGTACTGTTAGCGAAGTACAATGGAACTAAAGCACGTCACGGTTTCTATAAGTTTCAGAAGATCAGTATCATATCGGCAGGTCAAAGAGATCCCGATGCTACTGGTGTTGAAGGTATGTCTGCGTCTAAGCAACGAGACAATGCCTCAAAGAATGACTACACCACGTTCTCCCAAGGTGTACCCAAAGGAATGTCCGATGCAGATACACGGAAGTTGTTCAATGATGTTCGGAATGGAATGGGTCTAAAGGAAGAGCATCAATTCTCAAGACACATACAGTTAGAGACAGTATCCGAGACGCGTGAAGCATACGTCCAAGGGTCTCTGTTTGCTGTAGGTGATGAAGTAGTAATCAAAGATACGGACGAGTTGGCAACTGTTGCGGTACTAGGTACCAACTATGTTATCATCGAATCAGACGGTAAGAAGATGCGCAAGTGGTTGGATGCCGTTGAACTAGTAGAAGGTAAGACTGGTGCCCAACGATTAACCAACCGATTAAAGAAGTCTGGTGTTGATCTTGATAAACGTGCCAAGGAACGTGCCGCAAGTCATGCCGCGCTGAAGAAGAAGTATGCTTCCGAAGATGCCGATGATAAGTTTGGTAGGAAGAAAGGTATGGGGTTTCGCGCCCACAGTACTGCAATCGAAGAAGACGTATCACAGAAAGAACTGAATGACCTAGAGAAGTTTGCGGATCGTTTGTTAAACAAGTTTGATGTTGACATCGAATTCACACGTCACTTCGCTGATCGTATGAATGACAAGCGTAACAAACCTGCTATTACTATTGCCGAGTTACAACGTCTGTTCAAGAAGATGGCAGACAACAAGGGTAAGAAGATTAAGAAGCACGGTAACTCAGAGGCAATCCTAAAGGATATGCAGTCTGACCTCAACCTGCCTGTCGTGATCAACTGGAAGAACGGTGAGTTCGAAGTTGTTAACAAAACAATAATGCGCAAGAAAGCATTCAAGTCACCTGATCCCGAACTCAAGTATGAAGGAGTTGAATTGGACGAGAATTGGTTTACTGATTGGGTTGCAGGGTTAGGTGCTAAGTCTGTACAGAAGTCTGACTATGCTAAAGCGGCAAAGTGGGTTGAGGCAGAGATCAAGAAGTCTAAGGGTAGACACGGAGCAGACTACTACGCACAAGAACTTATCCGTAAGTCTGGTGCTAAGATGAACCGTAAGCAGATTGTGTCATTGGTTTCTACAACCGAAGCAGTTGATCATATGGCAAAGGCAGATAAGAAGATAGATAAAGAAGTCGAAGCAGATAAGAAGAAGCATGACCGTATCTTAGATCGTGCTAGACTGGCACGAGCAAGACAAAAGAATAGGTCAACTAAATGATTAATTTTAAGAAATACCTTGACGAAGGTCGGTATTCCATGTATGATGTAATAGAAGAAGAAGGTGAGGGACTCTCCGGTAAGTCTAAGAAGTCTGGCATCTCAGTTGACGTATTAAAGAAAGTATACAATCGCGGTGTTGCGGCATGGAAGACAGGTCATCGTCCGGGCACCACTCCACAACAATGGGGTTACGCAAGAGTTAATGCCTTTATTGTTAAGAAGAAGAAAGGTAATCTAAACCACGACAAGGATCTAGCATAACATGAGAACGTTTAAAGATATACGAGAGAGTGCCAAAGGTATGGTAGGCGGTTTCTCAGTAGAGATACCCAAGCAAACTATCTCTGGTAAGACTATAGGTGGCGGTAAGAATGGGATCTTTGTTAAGGCAAAGACTGCTCGTCAAGCAATCAGCATGGCGGCAAAACGTCTGGGTGTTGATTTCAAGATGCTTAAAGTCGGTAAGGTAATTAAAGAAAGTGTCGAGACATTAGACGAAGCATATCAGCAATTCTTGGATAAGTCACCTAGTAACTGGGGTGAGGAAAAGGTAGTCGCTTACGGAACCAAGAAAGGTTACAAAGTGATCGGTGTATGTGGTCACGGTAAGATAGATGGTATTGTACTGTTCGGTCTTGATACCTCAGATAAGGCATATGTTGGTAAGGAAGCAAAGGTCAAGACTGGTCAAACAGTATTCCGTTATGCTACTCGTAATAGTATGGCAGGTGACATCTTTCCTTTAGTTAAGATTGATGTTAAACGCGGTCTACTATATAACCTATCACAGAAGTCAAGTGATGGCGAGATTGACCACGCAGAGTTTGAAACTAAGAGTTCTAAGTTGCGTTACCTACGTCTTCACAAGGGTGCTAACCTTCGTGACATTACTGGGTTCGATCCCGGTTTTGGTTCAATGAAAGAATCTACTCTCATCGAAGCGAAACAGACTCCGCTAGAACAAATGCAGGATATCGTTAAGAACAAGCAAGCAAAGAAGATCGGTGGTGTTATGGTCGATATGTTTACTGCTAGTACTATCACTCAGGCATACGCTAAAGTTAACCCTGCTATCAAAGCGAAGATGGAAAAGTCTAGTCTAGATATGCTTGTAGGTCTTGCGCAGAAGATGATGGGTATGAAAGAATCTGTCCAAGAAGGAACTCTTGACGAAGCAATGGGCAAGTTAAATGCCAAAGGCGAGATCGAGATGACTACCAAGAACTACAGCAAAGTTCACAAAGATTATAAGACCAAGATCAAAGGCACTCCTTATGCTATGCAGATAGATCCTAAGACTGGTGGTTCTGCCTTGTTCCCTGTCAAGTTCATCAAAGAATCTGCGAACCTCGAAGAAGGAAAAATGAAAGAGTTTCATGCTATGGTCAAGAAGGGTATGACTGCCGCACAGATTGCTAAGAAGATTGGCATGAAAGAGAAAGATGTTGCGGAGTTTATGAAAGGTATGAAAGTGTGAAGAGTTTCAAAGATGTGGAACGCATTGATGAACACTGCGAATGTACAGATCTCTATGAGGACTTGATGATTACTGAGTCCGAGTATCAGGGTAAGAAGGTTAAGTTAAACGATCCAATTCGTACATCCGAGAACAAGAATAAGAAGTTCAAGGTGTATGTGAAGAACGATCAAGGTAACGTAGTTGTTGTACGTTTCGGAGATCCCAATATGTCGATCAAACGAGACGATCCGGCAAGACGGAAGTCGTTTCGAGCAAGGCACGATTGTGCGAATCCCGGGCCAAAGCATAAGGCACGGTATTGGAGTTGCTATCAATGGCGCGGAAGTGCCAAGGTAGACAGTTAAATAAGTATAAATAGATGTTATATAAATAACATTATATCCAATGGGAACACTGAGCAATGGCACAAACAGACGATGCCCGACTAGATCGGATCGAACAGAAAATCGACAAGTTAGCAGATGCTATGGTATCACTTGCTCGTACCGAGGAAAAGATTCTTGCGATGGAAGAGAACCATCGTAATCATTACGAACGTATGAATAGATTCTCACAAAAGTTAGACGCAATAGAAATTAAAGTAAACGAAAATGCTCACACCGTGAGTATCATTAATAAAGTTACGTTTGTCGGGGTTGCCGCTATTATCGGTGCCATCGTTAAAACGTTCTGGTTCTAGGAGACCGTAAGCATGAAAGGTAAAGATATGAGTAAGACAATGGAGGCATATTTGTCTATGGTCTCCGAAGCAAAAGCAAAGTTGGATCCAGTAGACGATAAGGCAAACGATAAGAAGTTCAAGGATCGTAAAGACAAAGACATCGATAATGATGGCGATGTTGATAGTTCTGATGAGTTCTTACATAAGAAGCGTAAGGCAACTGATGACGCGATTGACGGTGGAGACAAACCTGCCGACAATGCTAAACCTAAGAAGGGTGTTAATCCTTTCAAGAAGGAAGAAGTTGAGATTGACGAAGCGCGTCAGATGAAAGATCCTAAGAAGGACTCTATGGTCACTAAGGGTGGTAAGACTATCGTAATCGACAAGTCTAAAGAGAAAGAGTTCCTTTCGAAAGGTTGGACTCTATCCGAAGCACAGGATGATACCGAAGCAGAGAAAGACGATAAGAAACCTTTCCCACCTAAGAAGAAGAAAGAGAAGGGTGGAGCAGACGATGGTGAGACCGAAGCAGAAGCAGAAGATGATGACGAAGCACCTGCTGAAACTGATGGTGAACCTGACACCGATGATCCTAAGAAGAAGAAGAAGTCTGGTAACCCTAAGACTGATGACGGTACCGCAGAGATCTCTAAGATTGAAAGCACTAGTCACAAAGCATTCATTGAGATGTGGTCACAGATCGAAGAAGCAGTTCAAGAAGGACGGCAAGGTGGAACCGCACACACTCACGCACCTGCCGAGAAGATCGATGACAAAGAGTCACCGAAGGGTAAAGAGTTCATTGCCAAGCATAAGATCGATAAGAAAGAAGTCGAAGATCTTCAGGGTGTTGAGAAACCCAAAGAAGTTAAGTTAAAGAAAGAAGCGAGTGAGTTCGAAGTAATTCGTGCCCTTCTATCTGGCAAAATCTAGTAGTATTGCCTAACACAAAAGAACCTCACTTAGGTGGGGTTTTTTTATGCCTAACGACTTGACTTATTTCTCAGTATGGGTTATAATAGTATTATACTAAATAGTACTATAGTATATAATTAAGGATATCAATGAAGTTCTACATACTTACATCTTCTCTCCTAGAAGGAATACACCGCGCAACGAAGGTAATCCCTTCCGAAGATATGGTGGTTGTGATAAACGCAACCGACAAGGAATATGTCGAACGTGCCGTGGACTATTGTAATGAAAACGAACTCGAATACTATGTGACCGAATCAGATGGTACTCCTGCCACAGGTAAGAACTCCGTACTGAAGTTGTTCCTAGAGAGTGACAACGACTACATGGTACACGTTGATGGTGATGATATAATCACACATCATGGTTATCGACTATATACACGAATGGCAAAGCACGAGTCACCGCCAGACATGGTTGTTCTATACAGACAACCTCAGATCAGAGATATAATAGACTTCGATTATGTACTAAATGAAGTCCAGAATCTAAACGAGCAAAAGGCGTTAAACCTCAATATCAAGTATCCTTATGATAAGTCTGATCCAACCTTTGATACTATCGACCACGAATACCTGATGTATTACTTTAAGAAGTACTTTTTAATAAAAGACAAGACCGCAAACAGATGGGCAACTGATAGGGTAGAGTTCGCGAATATGATGAACAAGTACTCTGAGTCTAAAGAGTATATGACAAGGATGGTATTCATCTCTCGTAACATTGCTCAAGAGATGTATTATGATCCTGTTCTTAGTGTCGGAGAGGATACCATACAGTTCTTGAAGTTAAAACGACTTGCGGTAGAAGGGAAGTATAATATCATAAGAAGAAAAGAAAAGAACGTTCCTACATATATAAGTAACTACAATGAAGATTCTATTACTAACATAGTAGGACGGCAAGGTAACGACTGGGATTGGGTAAGACCTCTCGTAGACGAGATCCTAAAATTGGGCAGCCTGCCCGAACATATTCAACTACCAGAGTTAGATGATGCAACTTACCTATAAAACATTTCAACTGTATGCCGCACAGCACTACGAGAATCCTACCTGTATAGATACAGAAGAGTTCTTTAATGACTTGAAGAGATTCAAGTACATCAAACGACTATTGAATCGATACTATTCTTCGGGTGAACTCAGTGAGAGACTAATCCTGAACCACCTGATTGTTATATTCAACTGTTGGGGTTACGAAAACGGAATAGAGATGTTGGCACTGAAGATAGATCCACCTCACTGGAGTGCATTGAAACCATTCCTAGTATACCTTAAAGCAGTAGAGAACGAAGACCTCACTGGTATCCCAATGGATGCTAACGTAGTTAATGTATTAAGATCACTGAGACAGTTATAATATGGATGATGAACAACAACGCCAAGAAGGGTTTATTGAAACAGTTACTATTGGTAACGAGTGCGGTACTTGTACTGCTTGTTGTACCTCCTTGGGGTTTACAGGATCCAGTGAAGAGTTTGATCCGAATCCCGAAGGAACTAAAGCACTTGGTATAGAGTATGACTTTGGCAACATATGTAATAAGGTATGTGACTATGGTTGTACTATATACAACATGAGACCCGAACCATGTCGTTCGTTTGAGTGTGCGTATATTTTGCACGATCTGCCATTCGAACATAGACCCGATCAGTCGGGCGTGATTACTGAGGTTAAGAAGTTCTGGAACGGTGGCCCTAATTGGGAAAATGGTGTTGTTATGACAGTAGAGAAGTCTGGTGTTACTGGCATAACGTCAACTGAGTTTAGAGATAAGAACCGAGAGTTGCTTGAAGATATAATAGAACAGACAGGAATATCGATAGGTAAAAAGCAGGATATGTTCTACTTGGTTTCGAAGAAAGAACATATAGTGGTCTGGCGATGAGATTCATAGTAACAGACCAGAAAGAACTATTAGGGCATTGTTCTCATTTACAAACCAAGAAGTTTAATGGTTGGACAATATACCATGACGATGAAGTAGAGGTATATAGAGGTGAGGATCATATTGTACTCTATGCAGGGTATGGTATAGAACAACCTCTCTGGATGAACATACCAGACTTCGATTCACTGAGAGACTTCAATGGCAACTTCTTTGCGGTTAAGATTGGATTGGATGAGGTTCAGGTTCAACTAGACTATTTCAACAACCATAAAATATTCCACGCAGATAAGTATTTCCGAGAGTGGTCTAACCATCTACCGTGGATGACAAAGACCGAAGAGGATATAGTTAGGGAGTGGTTAGCATACGAACCATTGCTACAGCGCGAGTATGCTCCAGACCAAGTTTTAACATTCTTTGGTCATATTAATAGTTTGCTTCCTGACTATGATTATATGCAAGACACTAAGGACGCATATACTTCTGAGACACGGACAGACCCAGATAAATTGGTAGAGTATATACACAAGTGTATGCTCGAACATTCTAATGTGATTAAGTCTCGTTATAAAAACAGGTTTATATCATTGAGTGAGGGTATCGACTCTGCTCTACAGTCACATTACTTCCCAGATGATCCTCAGTATATGTACTCTCTGTCAGAGTGTGACGCAGGAGATGATGGTAAGAAATATAAGAAACTAGTAGAGAATGATTATACTAACGTCACGCACGAAGTATTCCCTACTGACAGATTCAGAGAGTACACCTTTAAGTATCTACATGACTCTGCGACCCGATGGGGATCGATTCTTCCTACAATGAAACAGGTTGCTGATTGTGAAGTCAAACCAGATATCGTCATGTATGGTGTTAACGGAGATGAGATGTTCTTCCGAGACCTTATACCTCATATGCAGATGTTGGCACTAGAGTATTGGGATGAAGATCGCGAGAAGACTACAGACAGTGTACTAAATGACTTGATGTGGAAGAAGCACCAGTATGGTGCGCGTTATACTCTGGGTGCTGATCCTTCATTCGAGTGGCACGTTGATGACTTCATTAAGCAATGGTTCTATAAGGATCGGACTAAAGAAGCAGGATTGGATATTATGGCAAAGTGGATGACACCTAAGATGTACACAAGAACCATTTCTCAAAACAATGATGTACTTACCGCATCCCTATATAATGATAGAAGGATATATCACGAGATACTGAAGTTGCCCAAACAATATCTGATTGAGTTCGCAATGGATACTCCTATACAGAAGAAGATCCTCAAAGATAAGTTTGACTATGTATGTCGGACTCCACACAAAGATGCGCTATACGCAAACTACGAAGGAATATTCTACAGCATATATGATGCTACAATGCCTCAGTGTATGTCTAAGAATGTATAAATAGACTCATGGGAATATTAAAATCAGCGGCAGACCTCGTATACACGATACGATTCTTAAAACTTCTAGTGACTCCGTTCGACAAGACGGACGCATTCGAGGCAGGTATTATCGATGCCGATGGAAAGAAGAACAAAGAATATAGTCTAAACAGTTCGGATGATAGGGACGCATACCGTAGTTACTACACCCCCTTCCATAGACTTGTTTTCAATCTAAAGAAGATCATGGCAAAGGTACCGGGAGGTTCTTCGGTTGTGGCACGTTATGGTGCCGCACTTGCGTTGATCAAAGAACATGGCGAACTATCAGATGCCAACGTAGACAGGATCCATGCCAAGACTGGTATCGATCTCCTTGATTGTCTGGCAGAAGAATCACAGTGGTTTATGACAGAAGGACATAGTATTAGTCCGGGAATGTATAAGATGAAGAATGAATCACTGACTGACAAGGTAGACGATATCATCTCTAAAGGTGATCAGATCAGAATCACTACCACAGACCCAATAGACGAAGTACTTGGATTGCCTATCTACGAAGCAATTCATGTGCGAAGCAATCAACGATTGTTAGTCACTACCTCAGAGATAACAAAATGACTCTACAAGACAAATATGACCTAGTGTTTCTTAACGAGATCCGTGGAATCTCCCTAGAAGGTCATATGGAATTGACTGCTAACACCGAGAAGACAATGGTAGAACTCTTGGATAAAGTTAAACCTAAGAGAATGTTAGAGATTGGTTTCAATGCAGGACATAGTGCCTTTATGTGGCAGACCCTTGGTACCACTCTAGAATACTTTCATGCAGTTGATATATGCCAATACCAATACACCAAACCATGTTCTCAGATAATGCAGACAATATTCCCTGAGTTTAAGTTTGGCGAGATGGACTCTAAGAACCTTGGTGAGACACGCAGTCTTATAGAATATGACACAGTATTCATTGACGGTGACCATACCACGGAAGGATTCACCGCAGACCTCCATTCGTGTATGAATGGAAAGGTAGACAACATCATAGTAGATGACTGGGACTTGTCCAGAGGAGTTAGACATACTCTTCAGGATGCGGTCAATGACGTTAACAATCCTTACCAGATCACAGGATTCTACAAGTACGATAACGATAATATAGTTAGGGGTGGTAGAACAAAATCTGTCATCGCACTAGTACAAAGGATAATACCAGATGATACCGTTTAAAAGATGGACAGAAGACACCACTACCGCATCTGTGGTAGGTACAGGTGATGACAATGAGACTGTAGTCATGCGCAAGAAGTACGACAAGAAGAACAAACGTAAAGACCAACTTGACGTGTTAAAGAGATTTATTAAAAAGACACAGAAATAGATTGACATAGCAGTGCGTGATGTGTTATACTGAACTCTTATTATTAGGAATATATTATGGAACAAGCACAGCACAGAGGTTACACTGTATGCATCTTCGATGAAGAAGATGACTACTCTTGGGTGTTTCAAACTCAAGATCAAACAGATAGAAATAAGTTGATATTAGTTCCAACTGAAGGTTACAATGGAACTAAATACCTTCACCCCGATAGATTTATTATCAAGAATCACGCGGCATCTCTAGTCAACCACTTCATGTGGGAGGGATTAGTGTCGGCAGAAGAACACGATTCGCGGATGTGGTCAATGATTAATAACTTCATTGATACGAATAAGCAGTACCTTATAGAAGACTACACGTTCGTTGAAGACGAACCCTTTTACGATTACAGTGGCGGCAGGGATTAAATGAAGATAGATAAGAAGAAAGATAAGTTACTAGCAGATTATGCAGTTGGAATGTTAAAGGACTTTTATTTGAATGAGAATGAGAAGAGTCCACAAGAAGCATATGCTCGTGCGGCAACCGCATGGAGTACCTACAAAGAGACCTTAGACGAAGACTTAGCAGAACGTCTATACTCATATGTGTCAAACAAGTGGTTTATGTTTGCCTCACCAGTTCTATCGAACGCACCCAACGGAACCAAGAAAGGCAAAGGTATGCCTATCAGTTGTTTCCTAACCTATGTACCTGATACCCTAGAAGGATTGATCGAACACTCGTCTGAGTTACGATGGTTGTCCGTTATGGGTGGTGGTGTAGGTGGTCATTGGTCAGATGTTCGTACTGTTTCTGATGTAGCACCGGGCCCGATGCCGTTCATTCATACCGTAGATGCGGATATGATTGCCTATCGTCAAGGCAAGACTCGTAAGGGATCCTATGCGGCATATATGGATGTATCACATCCAGACATTATTGAGTTCCTTAATATGCGTATCCCTACTGGTGATGTTCAACGCAAGGCACTGAACCTACATAATGCTATCAATATTACTGATGAGTTCATGGAAGCAGTTACTAAGGGCGGCACGTTCGATCTAAGAGATCCCAAAGATCAATCAGTCAAAGAGACTATCAATGCTCGTAAGTTATGGGAACGTATTCTTGAAACAAGATTCCGTACTGGCGAACCATATATGAACTTTATAGATACTGCTAATAGGGCACTTCCTCAACCTCTGAAAGACCTTGGTCTGAAGATACACGGAAGTAATTTATGTAATGAAATACATTTACCTACCTCTGCGGAACGAACTGCCGTATGTTGTTTATCATCATTGAACTTGGAGTATTATGAAGATTGGAAAGATACATCTATTGTTAGGGATCTCGTCCGTATGTTGGATAATGTCCTTGAGTTCTTTATCGAAAACGCCCCAGACACCATCGCTCGTGCAAGATACAGTGCCGCAAGGGAACGTTCTATCGGATTGGGAGCAATGGGTTTTCACTCGCTCCTCCAAAAACACGGAGTCGCTTGGGAGTCAGAAACTGCTCGTGACATCAATAAAGTTGTCTTTGAACGTATCCAATCTGAAGCAATTGCAGAAACAGAACTGCTTGCTACGGAGAGAGGTGAGTACCTTGATGGAGTTGACTCTGGAAAACGGAACAGTCATCTTCTTGCCATCGCGCCAAATGCTTCCAGTGGAGTTATCCTGTCTACCTCCCCGTCCATCGAACCCACAAAGGCAAATGCCTATACTCACCGTACTCGCGCAGGTTCCTTCCTAGTAAAGAACCCATACCTAAATCAGTTGTTAGAAGATAAGGGTGAGAACAACGAGTCCAACTGGACTTCTATTATCACCAATAAAGGATCGGTACAACACTTGCCGTTCCTTAACGAAGGTGAGAAGTCTATATATAAAACTGCCCAAGAGTTAGACCAGAGATGGGTAGTGACACACGCGGCAGACCGTCAACCATTTATATGCCAAGGTCAGTCGGTTAATGTATTCTTCCCTAGTGGTGCTGATAAGTCCTATGTAAATCAGGTACATATCAAAGCATGGAAGGAAGGATTAAAAGGATTATACTATCTCCGTACCGAAGCAAAGCAACGTGCCGAGAATGTATCCGAGAAAGTAGAACGTGTAGTTATGCAGGAAGATACTAGATCATTGGTCTATACTAAAGCAAACTGTCCGTACTGCGCACTGGCAATGGAAGAGTTGAAGTTACGCGGAATACCATTTGATAAGATTGATCTTAAAGAAGTAGGTAAGACAGCGGCAGAAGTTACTGGTCGCAAAGACGTAAGAACTGTACCACAGATATACATTGCAGGTAAGTATGTCGGTGGATACGAAGACTTAATGGAACACTTAAACAAACCAATAGAGACAAGCGAAGACGATGAATGTCGCGCTTGCGAAGGATAATCAATGGCATTACTAGACTTTAGTCAAACATATAAACCTTTCCTGTACCCTTGGGCAGTAGAGTTAACAAAGAAGCACGAAGAGATTCACTGGACAGAGGATGAGGCAGATTTATCTGAAGACATCCAAGACTGGAAACTTAAACTTAGCGAAGGTGAGAAGGAATTCATTACTCAGGTACTACGATTGTTCACACAGTCGGACGTACAGGTTGGTGAGAACTACCACGAGTTGATGATCCCTAAGTTCAAGAACAACGAGATACGCAATATGCTATCATCATTTGCTAACCGTGAGGGCGTACACCAACGTGCGTATGCTCTACTGAATGATACCCTTGGTCTACCAGACGAAGAGCATTCGGCATTCATGGAATACACAGAGATGGCAGACAAGATTGACTTTATGAAAGAGGGTGACATTCACTCTCATACAGGACTGGCACTAGTACTCGCACAGTCTGTATTCAATGAAGGTATGTCTCTGTTCGCATCATTTGTTATGCTACTGAACTTCCAACGTTTCGGTAAGATGAAAGGTATGGGTACTATTGTTGAGTGGTCTATCCGTGATGAGACAATGCACGTCCAAGGCAATGCTAAGTTATACCGTGAGTTCTGCGAAGAGCATCCTCGTATCATCAACGACGAGTTGAAGTCTAAGATCTACGAGATGGCAAAGAATGCTGTTAAGTTAGAAGATCGATTCATTCACCTTGCGTATAAGTCTGGTGAGATTGAAGGACTATCCGAAGCAGATGTTAAGCAATACATTCGACACATTGCTGATCGTAGACTACTACAACTTGGTATGAAACCTAAGTTTGGTGTGAAGGACAATCCATTACCGTGGTTGGACTGGGTACTAAATGGCGCGTCACACGATAACTTCTTCGAGAAACGAGTTACTGAATACTCTGTAAATGGTATGGAAGGTGACTGGGGATGGGCAGACGAGGCAGAAGAAGTCTGTGCAATTGGCGACAAAGGATGTGCCGCATGATCTTATACGAAATAGAATGTCCTGTATGCGACATTAAAACTACCGTAGCAGTACACTACGAAGAAGACCGTCCTGCGTGTTGTCCTATGTGTGGACAAGATGACATCGACGCAGATTCCAGTGATGCAGATATTATATATAATGCATGACATGGAAACTACTTAACGAAGAATACAACCCCGATGAAGACGTACTCAAAGAGTACGTTGGATTCGTGTATCTGATTACCGAACTAGATACGAACAAGAAATATGTGGGCAAGAAGTTCTTCTGGTCTACTCGAAAACTACCCCCTCTTAAAGGTGCCAAGCGAAAGCGAACAGTCGTTAAACAATCTGATTGGCAGGACTACTACGGTTCGTCCGAACACCTGAAGGAAGCAGTAGAACAAAAAGGTGTCGAAGCATACCACCGAGAGATCCTACATCTCTGTAAGACCAAAGGCGAATGCTCCTACCTAGAAGCAAAGGAACAGTTTGATCGTGATGTACTATTACGAGATGACTACTACAACGCATTCATTGGTTGTAAGATCCACGCCAAACATCTCCCCAAGTCTCTCCAACCTTTCATAGAAAGACCGCCTACCAGTACTTGGAAGCGTAATACCTTTCCGTAAATAAGAACCGGATAAGTTAAATGAGTCACCGGAAGTACTTGCTTTTATTACAAGAGTAGGGTATAATAGGTACTTAATTAATTGAGAAAGAATATGAATATGAACGAATTATCCGATACAAACTTGAGTCTATACGAATTATCCGATGTAAACTTTGATAACTACCAAGAATATATTATGGACAATGCTGATCAATCTGAGGTCACCATCTGTAATGGAGATACACTCTTGGAGGCGGCAGAGAATTCCTACCTTCTAGAAGAGTTCATTCAATCTTCCTCTTTCGTGACTGAATAGTTTGAATGAGTCACCGGAAGTACTTGCTTTAATAACAATACTAAGGTATAATACTTGTATTGAATTGATTGAGAGAAATAAATTATGAAGAACTTACCTACTGTCTGCGGTTACTTAGGAGCGATCCTAATGGCAATCTTTGCCTTTCACATGAACCCTGTCATTGCTATAGTAGGTCTGTGTCTGTTGTCTGTTCAGAGTTTCAATGCTCGACTGTGGAACCTAGTAGCACTAAACTTTGTTAGTGTCTGTGGATTCATTACTCAACTGATCTAAGGAAATATATTATGATGAAAGCAAAAGATTTATATGACGCGAAGTGTAAAGCAATCGAGTACTTCAAAGTCCCCAAGAGCAAGACTAACCTTGTTGCGGTGGAACCGGGATACGAAGACGATGGAATCTGTGTAGGGTGGTTCGCATTCTACAACCAAAAGAAAGTCGCAATTATGAGGGAGTACTTAGTATGAGAGCATTACTTGGAGCGTTTTTAATTATGGGTGCCGTTGGTAGTCAAGACTATGCAATCGAAGCAGGAGAGGTTGCTCCGTCTTTGTGGTTGACTGTTGGGTACTGTGTTGCAGGTTTCACCTTAGTGTATTATGGACTAAGAAAGCATATCGTTATAGCAAAATAGTCTAATAATACTGTTGACTTTAAAACAAGTCTAGGGTATAATAGGTACTTAGTTAATCGAGTTGAGAGAGAAAATAGTTATGGCATACATTAGTCAAGAAGAGAAAAAAGAGTTCACTCCTGCGATCAAAGCAGTCCTAAAGAAGTACGGTATGAAAGGTACCCTTGGTATCCGTCATCACTCTACTCTTGTTTGTCGCATCACTAAAGGTGATCTAGATATCATCGGTTGCAACAACAAGACCACTATGAAAAGCACTCGCTTCTACGACAACAACGTCTATGACCTTCGTGGTAAGATGGCGCGTCTTAAAGAGCAGTACATTGACGTTAACCCTTACTGGATCGACGAGAACTATGCCGAAGATCAAAACGTTGTTGCTTTCATTAAAGAACTCAAAGAAGCAATGGAAGGGCCACGTTTCTTCAACGAAGATGATAGCATGACCGATTACTTCCACCGTAGTCACTACACTGATATCATGGTTGGTTCTTATAACAAACCTTACGAGTGTACTACCGAAGGTTATGATATACAAGAAGACCTTGATATGCTTCAGGGACGCATTGATGACCTAGAGCGTGAAGATAAGATGGTCGCATAAATGAAAGGATAAACCTACCGGGCCCTCCCTGAGTAAATACTCGTTGGCACTCGGCATGATGGTTTTCTCCCCCCCTCTTTTCGAAAGTGATTGGGGGGGTTTTTTTACATTTAGCGCAGTTATAAGTAAGTGTACAAACTCTTAAAACCCTATATACTATTAGAAACAGGAATTATTTAATGGCACATTACCGAACTTACGAGGTCTTCGAAGTCTTTGACCTCTTCACCAAAACAACTAATAACGCAGAACGTGTTGCGTTGTTACAAAAACACGACACTCCTGCCTTGCGAGATGTCCTGCGCGGAACCTTCGATGATCGACTTGTGTGGATCTTGCCTGAAGGAACGCCCCCCTATACCCCGAATCGTCCAGAGTCATCTCCGCAAAGTCTCCATAAAGCACATAAAGAATTTGGATACTATGTCAAAGGTGGTTATGGTAATAACATGAACTCCATAAAGAGAGAATCCATGTTTATGCGTATGCTCGAAAGTGTACACCCTTCCGATGCAAATATAATTTTGTCTATGGTCGCTAAGAAAAGACCAGTGAAATACCTCAACAAGAAACTAACTCAGGAGACTTTCCCTAACTTAATACCGTAGAACCTTAAATCCACTTAACCGTAATAGAAAGAGAGGTGTTGATGTCGAAGAACCAAATAGATCGATTGAAGAAGGACAACAAAGAACTAGGTCATTACATTGCTAAACTTCATAAGAAGGGCAAAACAGACTTAGCATATAAGATGTCCAAGAAGCAAGACTTTTTAAATCAAACTATTGCAGATACTCTGCAAATGACTCAATAGGAAGGTGATCCATATCTCTTCACTCCCCCTCACAAGGGGGGTGTCGTATGGACAGTTAGGACAAATATTATGCCATTATATGACTTTAGAAACATAGATACCGATGAGATTACCGAAGCAGTAGTATCCATCGCAAACTATGATCAATACCTCATCGATAACCCCCATCTAGTAAGGACGTTCACCAAGGCACCTAGTCTGGTGTCAGGTAGTAAGTCTGCTCTGAGTATGGCGGGGTCGGGACACCGTGAACTATTACAACGAATCAAAGACGGTTCGGGAGAAGGGAATACTATTAAGACATGAAACCAAAACTCGCGCATAAACCTAAGTTGCTACGCATAGATGATCTACTTACCGTAGATCCAATGACAACAGGACAGGAAGAAGTATTTAAAGGATACAAGTCTGGAGATCACATTGTGATGTCTGGTAGCGCAGGAACAGGCAAGACGTTCACTGCTCTTTATCTGGCACTCGAAGAAGTGTTGAATAAAAGCAACCAATATTCACAGGTTGTTGTGTGTAGGTCAATCGTACCTACGCGAGAGATCGGATTCCTTCCGGGAACATTGGAAGAGAAGATGGATGCGTACACCGCACCATACAAAACAATTTGTGCTGAGTTGTTTGATGACAGCGAAGCATACTCTAAACTTAACGAGAATGGAAGTATAGAGTTTATTAGTACATCTCACATCCGTGGTACCACTATCAATGATGCGGTAATCGTGGTAGATGAGATGCAGAACTTGACATTCCACGAATTAGATAGTATAATAACTCGTGTGGGTCAGAACTGTAAGATCATATTCTGTGGAGACTACTACCAGTCTGACTTCGTTAAAGACGGAGACAAGAATGGTATCATCCGTTTCATGGATATCCTTGAAATGATGAAAGGTTTCACAGTAGTAGAATTTACTTGGAAAGATATTGTACGTTCGGACTTCGTTCGTGACTATATAATGACTAAGGAAATGATGGGCGATAAAGATAACGCTCGTAGACCAAACGGCAAGAAATTTCTCAGGGAGTAAATGATGCCAACTAAATTTAAAGAGAGTAGTGTGATTCGTGCGAAGGGTTCTGGTAAAGCAACAGTTCAACACTTCTACATGAAGGATACACCGACTAAAGTATTAGAAGAAGCACTGGAACGCGCAATACCTAAGATGAAGCAGAAGATCAACAATGAGTTGGTCAAGCGGAGTAATGCGTAATGCAATACCCTGCCTACGATCCTGATGGTAACATTATTCGTAATGCTATTTATAGCGAGGAACTGATAAAGAGACGTTATAACTCTTGGCACTCCTACGAGGAAGATCTTCTTAATCTGGGTTGGTGCGCACATGAGAAGATGGCAGAGGTAATGAATACCCTACCAGATATTGAACTACGAACAGACAAAGCAGACTTAGCGTGTGGTACTGGACTTCTCGCCAAAGCATGGCGAAGAGGAGACATGGTTGGATACGATCTTAGTTCTAGGATGGTAGAATTATCAAGAGCAAGCGGAAGATATTCTCGTGTGTCCGAACTTAATATCAATAGAACACCTCTACCAAAGAAGTACGACTTGATCACCGCGTGTGGTCTATTCGGAGTAGATATGGCAACTGCTATATGTTTACCTAATATAGCGGCAAGTCTTAAAGACGATGGTATTCTTCTAACGACAATGCCACAACACCAAGGATACCACGACGAAGCAGGTTGGCAATTCCAAACATCTTTTGAACTAATAGACGAAACCGAAGAGTTCCAATCGTGGTTAGGCGAGAATAGCGGAACACCTAAATACCATAAGATACTAACATGGAGAAAAGTAAATGAGCAGTAAACAGAGACAAGAGATTTTCGAAACCCTAAAGATAGACGAAGGAGTCAAGTATGAAATCTATGCCGATCACCTCGGTTACCCTACTTTCGGAGTCGGCCATCTCGTACTCGAATCGGATGCGGAAAGTGGAATGGAACTCGGAACACCTATTAGCGAAGAACGTGTTGCACAATGTTTCGACGCAGACCTTAACCTATCCATCGCAGAATGTGTTGCTCTATACGGAGATGGGTTCAATGACTTCCCGGATACCGCACAGCAAGTACTGGTTAATATGATGTTCAATATGGGACGCACACGTCTTGGTAAGTTCAAGAACTTCCGTGCCGCATTAGAAGACCATGACTGGAAACGTGCAGGTGTCGAAGGACGAGATAGTCTGTGGTATAAGCAAGTAACAAACCGTGCCGAACGATTAATGGTACGATTAGAATCAATCTAAAGGACACCCAATCATGGCAAAGTACACACGCCACGATGATAGTAATAAGAAACGTGATAAACATAAGAAGTTGTACCAATCAGGTGCAACTAAATTAAGGATCAAGGACGTAGACACTGAGCGTCCTAGATCCAAGAAACTATTGATGAGATAATATGAAGAACGCGATATTCCAGTACATGGTAGTTAATGATAAAGTTGATGAACGTGGGATGATCAAGGACAGGAAGAGAGGTGAACTGTATCTAGAAGTTGCAGAACATTCTCGGAGATCTTTCGAACAGTATGCCTTAACCATAGGTGCCGATCATCACTATGCTGATACACTGGAGTTCGTTAAATCAGATGACAGTACTGCATTGTTGTTTGAGTGTTTGCGCGTAATCTATGACCCTATGTTCGACCAGTACGACAAGGTATTGTTTGCTGATACTGATATCATGGTCAACACAAACGAGGACATCTTTGATCTCTGCGAAGAGGGAGAAGTCTTTGGTGTCCTAGAGAGTGACTATGTAACCTCTACTGGGGGTGGATATAACTCTTGGGACTATAAGAAGCAGAACTTTGCAGACTTCTCTGCCAAGTATCAATATCACGACATTCCTGTTGTGCCAGTATTCGCACCAAACAAACCATCCAAGATCACCATCCTTAATACAGGCATGGTCATATGGACTAAGGAAGCACGTCTTCGTGCGCGTGAGTTATTCATGGACTGGGAAGAATGGTTCTTCGCACCAGAGGAAGCACAGTACCATATGTCTATTATGAACGACCAACCTTACATCTCAGGTCAGTTGATGCAACATGACTTTGATCTAGTAACCATTCCCCAGACGTGGAACGACTCCCCACACTATGTCACAGAGAAAGTATTCTTTGAGACTGCCAAGATGTGTCACTACACAGGTGGTGAGTGGAAGTTAGATATGCTACGTCACATCGAAGAAGGTCGATTCAGTCAGTACTACAAACAGTAATCTGGTCACGCTTAATTGAAATTAATTCTCGAAATCACTTGACTTCAAAACAATAGTAGGGTATAATACTTGTATTGAATTGATTAATGAAGAGAGAAATGATTATGAATGAAGCACAAACTGTTGAGAAGATGGTAGAACTAATTCGAGCAAATGGCGGTGAGAATGCCAGTACGGACTCGCGAGATGGTGGTGCCAACTATATGTTGGGTTACCTCGGTGCAACGATAGTATCACTTGCCACTAAGTACCCCGAAGTACTCGAAGAAGTTAACAGCACGATTGATTGGTTGGAAGCATCTCGCGTCAAACACTGATTGGAGGCAAAGTAATGGAGCATACACCAAAGTACGTTAGATTCAATGATGGAGTGGAGTTCACCTCGGAAGGTGAGTTCCAGATTTTAAGCGATTGGTTCTGGGAGTTGAGAGATTACTACCCAGTTGGATACAAAACAAGAGAGAACTATGTATAACGACGAAAAGATAATATTAACAGACATTGATGGCGTAGTCCTTAACTGGGCATACGCTTTCCACGTTTGGATGTCCGAACAAGGACAAGAGATTAAGAAAGAACACTGCTACGACATATCAGAGACATATGGTTTATCATATCCTGAAGGTAAGTTCCTAGTAAGAATGTTCAACGAGAGTTCTTCGATGGGGTTCCTACCTCCTCTTAGAGACGCAATGCATTACATGAAGAAGTTGCACGAAGAGCATGGATATGTATTCCACGCGATCACTAGTCAGAGTAATCAACTCAATGCACAGAAGTTGAGGATTATGAACCTAGAGAAGTTGTTCGGTGAGACCCTGTTCGAGAAGTTTATCATTCTTGGATGTGGTGATGACAAGGACGAAGCACTAGAACCTTACAGAGACTCTGGATATATCTGGGTAGAAGACAAGGTTAAGAATGCTGAGTTAGGTGTTGAGTTAGGACTAGACTCTATACTGATGGAACATAGTTTCAATATGCACCACGAGACTATCAAACTTGCCAAGAACTGGAAAGACATCTACGAATACATAACAGGTATCTAAAGCATATATACTCTCATAGACAACCCATGAGAATATAATATGAGATACGTTGGTTTTAGTGAAGACTTCCATGACTCTGCACTATCAATAATAGACAAAGGAGTGGTGACCTATGCGTCCCACTCCGAACGCTATTCCAAGAAGAAGAACGACAAGAAAATCCACGAAGATCTCTGGAAAGAGGTTCGAGAAGATGACTCGCTTTCATTCTACGAAGGTGATAAAATATCACCCAGTGGTTTTACCCACAGAAGAAACACCTCCCATCACGGAAAAGCATTACAACCAATAAACTACCACAACCATCACAAGTCGCATTGTGCTATGGCATTCTACACACGTCCGTGGGAATCTACCAAAGATACCGTAATGGTTTCTATTGATGGAGTAGGAGAAGGTCAGTGTGCTACCATATACAACCACAAGTTTGAGTTACTACACAAATGGGATAACCCTAAGTCTGTAGGATTAGTCTACACTACTGCCACAGATCTGTTGGGTTTACGTCCACTTGAAGATGAGTATGTTGTTATGGGACTAAGTTCCTATGGCACCGCACCCCCAGATATGGTAAAATACCTTATCGGTTGGTGGAACAGTATTCGAGACTTCCCAGAACATAAATCAGATGCCGAACTCATAAGACGTATGGACTATAGAACTGCAATGAGAAACGAACTGAAAAAGTTCCTTGCGGTCAATAGCAGAGAAGACTTTGCGGCAGGTATCCAAGAGTTTGCTAAGTATGGCATAATGACAGTAATGGCACTCGCAAGACAATGGGGATCCAAAGTTGTCTACGGTGGTGGGTGCGCACAGAATGTTGTTATCAATACATTAATACACAAGATGTTCGATGATGTACATATTGCTATCTCACCCACAGATGCAGGATCGTCTCTGGGTTGTGCGGCATTGCAGTGGGCAAAGGAAACTGGAGGAGATCGATTAGTTTGGTCACCATATTGTGGTTACAACATAATAAGAGAGGTTAACCCTCGTCTAGTAGTCGATCACCTGTTAGACGCTAAAGTATGCGGTCTGGCGAACGGTAAAGCAGAGTTTGGCCCAAGAGCGTTAGGTAATAGATCTTTGATAGCAGACGTGCGCTATGACGTAAAGGACACAGTAAACGATATAAAACGCAGACAGAAGTACCGTCCATTCGCCCCTGCTATACTAGAGGAGTATGCAGATGAGTACTTCTCTGGCCCTATGAATGAATATATGCAATACACCTCGATTGCCAAACACGACTATGATTCAGTCACCCACGTTGATGGTACTGCTCGTGTCCAGATAGTCAAGAAGGATTGTAAGTCAGTCTTCCGTAAAGTCATCGAAGAATACTATGAGAGGACAGGAGTTCCTATGTTACTAAATACTAGTCTAAACATTCGAGGAAGACCGATGGTTAATGATGAGCATGATGCTCACCTCTGGGAACAGAAGTACGGAGTAAAGGTATTTTAATATGTTCGAATATATAAAGAAGTATAAGATTAAAGACTTTGACAGATTGCAGAACGAAGTGTTGATGGCAATCGAGATGATCAAAGCAGATAACGAAACCAAGTATGCCAAGATGAGTGCCTCTGATTATAAGGTAGATCTGAAAGGTGGATCGGAGTTGTATCGGAAACAAGTTCACGAGATGGTGAATGAGTGCGTAGAAGATTATATGGCAGGGTGGAGATGCTCGGATTGGGAAATGCAGAACTGTTGGTTCGCAGAATACCGTGATGGCGCAGACTTTGATTATCACACACACGAAGGTTGTAATATGTCTGGTGTTATATCACTAGTACTAGACGAACCTCGTAATGGCACAAAACTAATGGGGTCGGATATCCAACCCTCGGAAGGAGAAGTCGTATTGTTTCCCGGTATGTTACCACACAAGAGTCCGTATGTATATGAAGGTGAGAAGATCGTTATAGGATTCAACTGGAACATGATGGGAAGTGAAGTTCATTCAACAGGAATAAGGGAATAATAAAATGGCAGATAAGAAAGTATTAACAGTAGACTCGGATGGTTCGATGTTAGGAGCAGACGTTGACGGTGATGGACATATCACTGAGTCAGAACTCTCTATGCACCTAGAGTTTAAACGTAAGGAATTAGAAGACGCAGATGCGATGCGCGATGCCCAACGTAAGATGGCGTGGTTTGCCCTCTATGGTATGTTGTTGTATCCGTTCGCAGTTGTACTTGCCTCACTCGCAGGTTTGTCCGAAGCAACGAGTACATTAGGTTCAATGGCACCCACATACTTTGTATCAGTTGCCGCGATAGTTGCCGCATTCTATGCGAAGGAAGCATTGAGTACGAAGAAGTAAGGTGGAGATTATATCATGGCGTGGTACTCCCGGAGTAGGTGATTTTATGTGGGCACTTAATTGTGCCCATAACCACGCCTATGAAACTGGCACAAAGATCGAGTTAGAGTTTCACTGGGAACATGATGAGAGTCACAACCATCACTTCGAGGATCCAGAGACGATCATCGAACGGTGTGACTATCTGCATTCGTTCTATAACAGACAAGATGATGTAACGATCAAGCACGTCTACGAAGCATACAGTCGCTACAGAGATTGGAAGTTCGGAGATGATGT